CCTCGGCGCGTCAGGATGTCGAGACCGCGGCGGAACAAGGGCACCACCAGCTCCCGCCACAGCACCAGCAGCCCCGGCACGCGCAGGAGTTCGACCTCCAGCGCCTCGCGGTCAATCGCGTTCGTCGTGACGTGGCTCTTGGCCAGGTTCGGCATCTCCCGCCGCATGATGGCGTAGCGGATACGGGCGCGAAGCTCGGAGATCACGAGCTGCGAGACGTCGAAGTTGCCCGGCATCCGGAGCGGCTGCAGCCCGGCCGAGCCGACAGCCTTCGGAATGATTGCGCCGGGCACGAGCCGGATCGTCGAGGGGTTGATCACCCCGTCGTCATCAGCCTGCCAGATGCCGGTCACCGCGATCGATGCGTTTTTGAGCAGCAGCTCCACCGCCTTGTCGAGCGTGCGGATATCCGGCAACACGGCCAGCACCGGGCCGCGGCTCAATACTTCGCCGGGCGTGCGGCTGTAGCCGCCGTAGATCCACGGTGACGTGTTCTGCACCTGCTCGAACAGCAGGTGTCCCTCGTCGTCAGGCCACAACACGACGTAGCGGAAGGAGCGCTCCTCCATTTGCCAGACGGCGCCCTCGATGATCTCGACGGCCTCGTCGCCATCGGCGCGGCGGCGCTCGGCCAGGCGGGGCGGGATGTTTACTCCGGGCCATTGCTCTTCGATGAGAGCGACCGGCAGGCGACGGATGCGCCAGATCGTCTGCCGTGCAGGGTCGATCGCTTGCTCGGGATAGATCTCGGCCAGAGGAACCGCGGTGATGTCGAACGCCGAGACCGATCCGGCCGCCGCCTCGGTCACCTGCAGGCAGCCGGCGGTGATTTGCGCTTGGTGGTAGGCAGCGCCGACGACGGCCTGGAAGTCAGAGGCGTTAAGGTGCCTGAAGAACACGGCCGTGGCCTCATCGAGCAGGTCCGCGAAGCCGGCGGCCTCACTGTCCGCGTGGCCTCATCGAGCAGGTCCGCGAAGCCGGCGGCCTCACTGTCCGGTTCGGCGCGCGCCTCCAGGAAGCGCGTGTTGGGCGGGGTCAGGATCATCCGCACCTGGTCCGCTGCGTCCCTCGCTGCCTGATAGGCCGTCGAATCGTAAACCTGGCGATCCGGGCGCTGCGCGCCGACGGTCGACCCGATCTGCTGAAAGCCGCTGTCGAGTTCTGGACCGGCATAGCGGAACGCGTCGCTCAGGATGGAATTCCACGGCTGCCGGCGATCGCGCGCGCGCTGTGCCCGCTTGATCAGTGCCTTCGCGTCGCTACGCGGCATTTGCAATCCTCCGATAGAGCTGCCATGGCGTCCAGATCCACCAGCCACGAATGCCCAGCACGCGCTTGACCTGCTCGACGCAAGTGCAGGGGAACCATGGATAGGGGCGGCATGGCGCGGGCTCCGTGGCACGGGTCACGATGGTGCGGGTGACGTTGAAGCGTGGGTCCTCGATCTGTGCGACGAGCTCGTCGATGTCATCGGCGATCCACAGATCGATTTCGGTGCCGCCGATCCGCGGGTTCAGTGCCACCCAGATCTCGTGCCCGCTTACCACGTCGTAGCGCGGCGCCTCGATCAGGACGCCGCAATGGCGATAGCCAGGCTGCAGCAGCCGCAACCACCACGGCCCCTCCAGCGGCCCGTCGGCAAACCACACGATGGCGCGCCGGCTTGGGCGTTCTTCACTCACCGGCTGCAGCCGGCGGCCGCTCAAGGCCGGCCATCGTGTGCGCGGCGGCCGCAGCGCTCCCAGGTGGCGCGGATTGTCGCGGACACCTGCGTAGCCACTGCCTTCCAGCGGGGTCAACCAATCAAGCTTATCCATCTCGTCTGTCATCTCGTTTCCAACGGGTTGAACTCGTGTGTCGCCGTAACCGGGCGCGTGAACGCGCCTTGCTCCTGGCGCCGTCCGAGAACGGCCAGGTATTCGCCGCCACCAAGCAGCCCTGCCTGCAGCGCGTCGACGATGTTCGAATGCGCGTTCTTGATCGGCCGCTCGCCGAACCGGGTCTGCCCGGCGCGCTTGATCGCCGGGTAGCAATATTTCCCCGCGAGCGCGGTGCGCAGCATCGGGCAGCCGCCCAGGATTTCCACGTGCCGCTTGGTGTCGTAGCCGATCCTGTGCGGCGGCGAGAGCATCAGCGCCGGGCCGCCATCCTCGGCGGCTGTCCTCAGCAGGCCGTCGATCGCCTCGAAGCGCGGGTGCCAGGCGTTCTGTCCCGGCGCCGGGCGCCAGGCCAGCCCGGTTACCCGGCGCAGCGTGCGGATCGGTGTATCGTCGCTGACCGAGCCTTGCACTTCGGCTGCCGGATCGATCCACGCGGCAATGCGAGACGCAGTCCATTCCGGATAGCGGTCCTTGAGCAGCCGGTTGATGCGCAGGCCGAAGTCCTCGGCCCCCATGTTCTCGTCGTAGAACTCATCCAGCACATGCCAACGGCCTATGGACGCCAGCCACTGCATCACCACCAGCGCCGGCTTGCGCGGCTGATCGGCGCCCAGCACCAGGCCCAGTTCGGGGATTGGTTTGATCACCGCCGGCGCCACATGGCGATCGCTGCGGAACTTCGGGTGCACCGGCTTGCCGAGACGCGATGGTGCCCACTCGTTGCAGATCATGCGGCTGAACCAGCCCGGATCATCACTCTCGGGCGCGTCGGCGTAGCGCTGATAGTAGCCGGGCGGCAGGTTCTCCAGGTTCTCAGCCTCCGGGCTCAAGCCGGAGGGCTGATCGAACCACTGCAGCCCAGGTCGTGGTATCTGGACGTAGTCGTACAGCCAATGGTCGATGTCGGATTTGTTGAAGTCCGCCAGGATGCCGAACCACGGCAGACTGCCATCGGCGGCGTCCGGATACCGCCCGGTGCGGCCAGAGGCAAACAGGATGGTATTCGGGTCATCGAACGAGGCCAGCTCGTTCAAGTAGATCACGCTCGCCTCGAAGCCGCCGAAGAATGCCTCCATGCTTTGCCCGTCGCCAGGCGCTACGAACAGCACCTGAAATTCCAATGGCCCGTCGGCGAGATCGAAGCGCAGGTTGTGCTCGGCCGAGCGCGGCTCTGACCCCTTCCAGCCAGGGTACTGCTCCGGCGGAAACATCTTGTGCCACGTCCGGATCGTCGAGCGCCAAAGCTCGGGATAGGTCTGCCGACAGACGACCAGGCGGAACCGCCGCACGCCGTCGCGCGGGCTTGGCGTCATCGCCTGCGCCAGCAGATACGCCTTGGTGAACGTCGTGCGCGTCTTCGCCGAGCCGATCGGCCCGGAAATCAGCGCCGTACCGGAGGGCCAGTAGAGGCTCCCGTCCTTGGCCTGTCGGACCCGTGACCGGTCGGCATCGGTCAGCTTCTCCGCACCGACCACCGGTGTCGTGGGCCATGCCGTCAGGTACGCCTGCCCAACCCGTCCTTGTGGCCATGCGTTCGTCGCCGCGACCGTCACCCTTATCCCTCCCCTCGGCGGCGGGTTCCCTCGCTGCCGAGGCACCAAGAAGACGGCTCGAAACCGGGAAAAATCACGCACGCAGCATCCCAACGTACGCCGAGGCCGGAGCGGGGGGTCGCGGCTCCCGGCCTAGCGATGCGCCGCTCGCGGCCGACCGCCTGGAGCTGGACCGGCTGATTGATAATCAGCGGCGCAGCGATCGTTTTGCCGTTCCGTATCAGCTGCTTAATCATCGACGTTCAACGCCTTGCGTTCGACACCGCCCAGCCGGCCTGCGCTAACCCCTTGATTTTCCTTGATGTGTTCGACGGCGCCGGCGACCCCGCCAGCCAGCGAACCGGCCGCCCCGGCGGGATCCGGCTCGGCGCCGCCGCCGCCGCCGTCCAGATCCGCGAGGCCGATCATACGCGCGATATGGGTGCCCGAAAGCATCTCACCCGGCTCACCACCAGCCTCCGGCGGCGCGCCAAGGAACAGCGCCGTCACGGTCCGCGCATCGACCTCCAGCGCCTGCGGCAGCTTTTGGTGCCAGTACGGCATCAGCGCTTCGAGCGCCTTCAGCTGACGATCGAAGGCCTCGATCCGCTTGCATCCAAGCGCCAGCGCCATCGTCTTGGTGTCCACGGCCGCAATGCGCGCCAGCTTGAGGATCGGCGGCTCATAGCCGAGCGTCTCTAGGTACACCAGCATCTCGCTTGTCCGCCGATTGCGCGCGCCCTTCGGCCGGCCGCGGCCGCGCCTGGCCTGCGCCACCTCGGGCGTCACGTTGTTGAGGAGCTCGTCGACGGACGCGAGCGTCATCTGCTCCGCCTGCAGACTATCGCCCAAGGCATCAACCGCGCGCGTCAGCTCCCGCTTGCGGCTGACCTTAGCCAAAAATATTCCCCTTCAGCCGACATACAACCATGACACCCGCCACAACGATGTCTCCGCAACCGCGCCACAATTCGTTACCGCTTGTTACCAAGTTTGTTACCGCCTAAGCCTTTGATCTATCGTAGCTATCTGACAAAAGTAACGAAGTAACAAAGTAACAGGCTTTTCCCTACACGCGCGCGCGCGCCCGCACATGTGTGAGTGATGCCCTGTTACTTTGTTACTCTGTTACCGCGTTGATCTACAACGATAATTTAGTAACGGGCGGTAACAAAGTAACAGGGCCAGGCCGAAACGTCGGATCCTCACCTATCGGAAGTAGTACTTTGTCGGCAGGAATAATCGCGCACCGCGTCGTGAACCCGCCAACCTTCAGAGGCTTTGATACTTCGATGCCGCCAAGGGACCGGGCGGCGCGGCGGATGGATTGCACCCATGGCGAGGCTCGGCCTGCCATGCCGCTCCAGTGCGTGCCCTCGAGGAGCCGCGTCAGGCCCTGATGCTTGTTGGCGAGACCGATCACGGGCACGGGCGGCACGGCGTCGGCATCGCCGAACACATAATGGCCCACCCAGATGCCGTGGGTGCCGAGCGTGCGCATCGCCTTTTCGTGGTCAAGCGCTTTGTCGCGGCCCAGCGCGCCCAGGAGCCACTCAGCCACCGTGCGGCGCGCCTCGCCTGATCGGCCGGGATCGAGCGTGCTGGACAGTAAAAACGCGATCAGCTCGTCTTCATCGCGCACCCGCTCGAGCGCATTGGCCTCGCTCGCACGCACCAGCTCTGGCCAGGCGCGCTGCGACACATCCAATTCCTCGACATCATCGACCAGCAACACTTCCGCCAGTGCCAGCAGCGCCGCGAAGACGTCGCCACCGCGGGCATCCATGCGCTCGCCGGCGCCCTCAGCCAGCGTCAGCGCCGCATAATAGCGCTCGATCGTCGCCGGCAACCGCGGCCAGGCCTGGATGATCCGCCGGCGCAGCGCGCGGCCGATTTCCTTCAGGCGGCCCTCATCGAACTTCGGCCGCGGCCGGCCGGCAAGAGGATCGAGATCAAGCACCGCGATCCGCGAGCGCTCGGCGGGCGCAAGGGGAGGGATCAGGATCGAGGAGAACAGGAACGCCGAGCGGACCTGAAACTGCACTTCCGAATGGTCGGCCGAGCCGCGCAGCACCAGCGCCCCGGAGGCGGCGAGCTTGGCCAGCTCGATGACGCCTTGCGCCTTCCGATGGTCGGCTTGCGCTTCGAGCTCATCCACCAGCGCCGGCAGCGTCGAGCAGCGCAGCGCCTGGCGCAATCCGGCCTGGCTGGTATCGCCGACCATGACCGCGCCGCCATCAAACAGCGGCTTGAGCACGTGGTCCTGCAGCGTCGACTTGCCGGTGCCGGCGCCACCCGTGAGCCACACCATCGGCCGCCATCGCAGCGCGCCACCCAAC